CCTATGCCGGCCGCTACGCCGACCCCGGCGAGGTCTGGACGTTCGCCCGGTCCGGCGACGGCCTGACGGTCACGAAGGAACAGCTCATTGAACCGGGATCGTGGCAACCGGCGATCCAACCGCCGCCGGGGCCGACCGTGCCGTTGACATTCCTGGCCAAGGACATGGCGCTGGCGAACGGCGTGCGCATTTTGTTCGTTCGCGATGCGTCCGGCCGGGTGCAGTGGGTTTCGTCCGGTGCGCGCCTCGTGCCGCGAGTGCGCCGTTGAAGGCATCACTGAAGGCCTGCGCGCGGTCACCGAGCCTTTCGCAGAGCCATCGCGCGGTGTCGACGGGGTAGCGGCGGAGGTTGGCGACCCGGATAAAATGTAGGAAGCCCTCGATGGCACGTGGTCGTAAATCGAGAGTCTCGCTGACGGTAGTGCCTCCTGCTCTTCCCGGCGAGCGGCCAGCGGCGCCGGCCGAGCTCGATGACACCGAACGGCGCGTGTGGGAGGCGATCACCAGCGCCTTACCGCCCACGTGGTTCGATGCCGCCGCCTTGCAGGTGCTGCTCAGAGCAGTTGCCCAGGGCGCCGTCTGCGAGAGCCTGGAGACGCAGCTTCGTGTTCTCCGTGCCCAGGACTCTCCGGACATCGGTGCCATCGTCACCTTGGCGGCCCAGCACGCCGCCGCTGCCAAGAGCTTTTCGCTACTGATGACCACGCTACGAGCGACCCCACATAGTCGCATGGTGCCGCGGAGTGCCAGCCGGCAGATGGCGCAGGTTCGGAAAGTGCGGCCTTGGGAGCTGTCCGAGGAGGTGTCCGACGGCTAAGCGGGTCGGTTGCACGGGCCCATTCCTGGCCTTCTGGACGTCTGGCGACGCTTATTTGTCGTTCTTCCGTACGAGGTTCTCTCTTACGGACTTCCCGGTTTTCGGATTGATGTGATGTACGTTCCCGCAAGCGGGGCAGATCATCGGCAAATAGGTCTTTTCGTCATACTCGGAAGGATCGTCGGCAATCCAGCCGTTCGCGTGTAAGCCGGTAGTTAAGCAGTAAAAAAGGATAGCTGGCATTCCACAAGGCCAGTAATTTGAAGCACCCTTGGCGCTCAAAGCAAAATACGTAAGAGTCGAGGGTGTGCAATTGATTTAGATCAAGGCGCTTCGGCATTGCTCGCGCCGAAAACTTAACTTTAATTCCTTGGGACCGGGGAGGCCTTCCCGCCGCCGCGCCCTCTCGCCTTACCGAGCGCAAGTAAGCAAGCTCTTGTTCTGCTTTAGCGGTGGCGGATGGCGTTTCTAAACGGGATGGTTGAGCTTTCGCGCAAAGGCCGTCATCGCCTCCGACAGCGGCCATTCCAGATAGAATCCGGCGTTCATTTCTTTCGCGCCTGTGAAGTTTTGGGGGGTTGCATAATGGGTGGAAAACGCGCCAATGAATCTTCTTGAACGATCGAACACGGGTGTTGTCTGAATGGCGCAAATGCCGATGGCCCGGGTCCAGTTGCGGAGAGACGCGAACATCTCGGTCTTCTCGATGTCTTCGACAAACACCGGAGCCTGCGAGGCTTGGGCGACTTCGCATACCGTTCCGTCCCCATACCTCACGATCGCGAATTGTTCAGCCGATCGGCGGTCAAAGTTGCAATGGGCGATCAGGCGGAGACTGCGTGTGCCATCGTCCCATACCTGGAGGCTCCCGAAATCGGCCCCCTGCGCCTCAACGATTCTGTCGAGAAGATTCTCGGCCGCGGCTCCGAGCGAGTCCGCAATATCTAGATGTGGACAGGTCAATGACCAGATGCCTTGCAGCCACGCAAGCTCCCACTGCGCTTCGGACAGCAACCGCTCAAGTTGTGCACGTCCGCGACCATCCTCCTCACTGCGCAACAAGCGCTTAAGCCGCTCGACGTTCTGCCGCGCTATGAAACGCCCGGAGGCTCTCACTCGCCGAAATTTAGGCAATGAAGCGCCAGCCAGCTCGCGTGACATTGCTACGACACCAAAGCGAGCGGAGCGCAACTAACGTGCTTCAGGCGCTCACTGGGCAACTCTTCGAGGTCGTCGGCCTTTGCCATGAGATCGAACGCCATAGCCTTGAGGCGTTCGGCCAGATGATGGTCATCACAGTCTTCGGCCAAGCGGGCGCACACCCGCGCTTGCCGTCGCAAATCAATCGCCAAAACCATTGAACTCCCCTACGCGCAACGCAACTTAACGCTCCAGCGCAGAGTCTGTTTCATTGCTCTGTAAATTTTCGTTGGGATCGATCCATCAAGCTGGCGCCGGTTCCGCTGGAGCATCCTTCGGAACTCGAATTGCCTTTCTTGGTTTGTCGCTACAGCGTATCAGTGTACCGTCGGATAGTTTGTTGATGTTGTAAACAGTTCTTCCCGGCCTGGAGTTTTCCGATGGCTAAACGTGCCTCGCGGCGCCGCACCTCGCCAGCCAAGTCCGATCAGCGGCCGACCGGGCGTGAGGTGATCGGTTTTATTGAAAAGTTCCTGCGTATTCCAGATGGTCCCTGTGCCGGCCAGCCATTAATCTTGGCGCCGTGGCAGAAGCACGAAATCCACACGATCTACGACAGCTCGAACGGCTGCCGGCGCCATATCATTTCGACCGCAAGGAAGAACTCGAAAACGACGCTTTGCGCGGCGCTGTTGCTGAATCATTTGTGCGGTCCGTCCGCGCGCGGTCGCCCGAATACGAGGCTCTATAGCAGCGCGCAAAGTCGTGACCAAGCCGCGCTGACCTTCGATCAGGCCCGCAAGATGGTGCTTTGGAACGCCGATCTGCGCCAGATCATCTCGGTGAAGGAATCGACCAAGTTTCTCCGCTATGACGAACTTGGCATCGAGTATCGGGCGCTCTCCGCTGAGGCCAACACGGCGCAGGGCCTCAACCCGAGCCTTCACATCTGCGATGAGCTCGGCCAGGTCGTCGGCCCGCACTCAGCTCTGTTCGAGGCGCTTGAGTTGGCGACCGCTGCTCAGTGGGATCCGTTGACGGTCGTTATTTCGACGCAGAGTGCCAGCGACGCTGACCTGCTGAGCACGCTCATCGATGACGGACTCGGCGGCCTCGATTCGCATAACTCGGTCAGCCTTTATGCTGCCGCCCCGGAGCTCGATCCTTTCGGTGAGGAGGCCATTCGCGCGGCGAATCCCAGCCTCGACCTCTTCATGAACAAGGCCGAAATCTTGGCCATGGCTAGCGCTGCCCGCCGGCTGCCGGCACGGGAGGCCGCTTATCGCCGCTACACCCTCAATCAAAGGATTGAAGTGGCGACGCCCTTCGTGTCGCCCAGTCTGTGGGAATCGTGCCGCGGCCAGGTCGCGCCGCTAGACGAGCTGTCGCTTGTTTATGCCGGCCTCGACCTGAGCGCCGTCAGCGACCTCAGTGCCTTCGTGCTGGTCGGGCAGCAAGGTGACAAGTGGCATACACATTGCCGGTTCTGGCTCCCGCAAGACGGGTTGATAGAGAAAGCTGCGGCCGACCATGCTCCCTACGACGTGTGGTGTCGGCAAGGTCATCTGCAGACCACGCCAGGTCGCACAATCGACTACGACTACGTCGCGCAAGAGCTCCGCGACCTGTTTCGGCGGCATAATATCCAGCAGGTCGCCTACGATCCGTGGAACTGGGATTTTTTCAAACCGTCGCTACTACGCGCCGGCTTCACCGAAAGCGTGATTGCCGATCACTTTCAGGAATTCGCTCAGACCACGAAGATGATGTCGCCGGCGCTGGCCAATCTTGAACGGCTATTGCTTGACGGTCGGTTGGTGCATGGCAATCCGATTCTATCGATGTGTGTGGCACACACGACGATTCGTACCGATGCCGCCGGCAATCGCGCTCCCGACAAGCGCAAGTCGACGCATCGAATTGACGGCACGGTCGCGCTGGTGATGGGTCTGGCGATAGCGCCGACGGCGCAGGCTCCGGCGTTCGATCCCTGTGCCCTCATAGGGTAGCGGCCCTCATGGCGATTCCTCGCGGCACCCCGGTTGCCTGGGCGGGTTTTTACAAGACCGCGCGCTGGCAACGGCTGCGCCGGCTGCAACTGCGCGAGCATCCGTTGTGCGCTTTCTGCTTGGAGCGCGGGCGCGTCACGGCGGCGAACGTTGTCGACCACGTCGAGCCGCATCACGGCGATTGGACCAAGTTCTGCACTAGCAAATTGCAGAGCCTATGTGAGCCTTGCCACAACTCGGCGAAGCGCCAGATCGAGCTTCGCGGCTACTGCATCGACATCGGGCTCGATGGTTATCCGATCGACCCCAACCACCCGTTCAATCGCACACGCTGAACTAACGGGTCACCAATCGCCTTCTGGGTGCCGCTTCACCACGCGAACTCCGCGCGCGGATCATGAACCGGCCGGTCGGCAATGCGGCGCGTTACATATTGTGGTCCACGATGGCTTTGATGTCTTTCGGCACGGCGCTCGCATCCCCGGAGACCTCCATCTTCTGGAGCGTGA